GCACAAGCAAACTTCCCACACAAATCTCTGCAAGGTCTAAATGGAAGACAGTTACAGGATAAGTTAATGCTAGAAAGAGATGTTAACTGGAATGACTTACCTGTATGGCAGAAACGTGGAGTATGTATCGTAAAAGAAATCTACACAAAGAACGGAGCATTACGATCCCGTTGTGCAGTAGATGAGAGCACGCCAGTATTCTCACAAGATACGGATTATATTAATGGGTTAGTATACCCAACTAAGGAGGAGAAGTAAGATGGAAAAAGATACAATTTACGCATTTGTATTCACATTAAAAGGTGACGTAGTAGGAACGAAGTCTTGGTTCTATGACAGTGAGAAGGAAGCAGCGTTATCGGCTAAATCGGCAATGCCTACATACAAAGCAGATGAGGTATCTATCCATCGCTTTGACGAGGGAACAGGGGAGTTCTTAAAGAATAGTGTTGTTCGCCAACGAAACGATATCAAATGGAAAGAGGTATATAACGCTCAGAATATGTTCGGTAAGGCATTTCACTACTGCCAAGAGGTTGCTGAAAACGTAGGGTATAAGTATCTCTTATTCAATGGAGTAGTGTACAGTGTCAACGGGACACTTAATCAAGGACTTTGTGAAGAGAAAGATTTAATCGTCTAAGGAGGGACAAGCTATGAATCTATACCGACAAATTACTGCCCAAGAGTTACGAGATGAGATTTCCGTAATGTATAGTCACGCCTTGATACGAGACGAGAAAGACCAAGAGGAGGTACTGCACGCTATTAAAATGATGAGTCGTAGGGAAGCGAAGCAAGCGATCCGAAAGTACTTCAAAGGTGATGTCGGATGTGCTGTCTTCTATAACAGAATTAAGAAGCTTTACTTCGCTCTAGAATGGGTTCAATCAGGTACCCCAGTTTACACAGATTTAATGAGGGAGGATGATTAAAATGGGTTGGAGAAAGAAATTAGGTACAGGTGTTATAGTGGACGAGCAGGTGGACGAGTACTTAAAGGGTAACGGTTTCTACGAATCAACGTTAAATCCTCGATTCCTGAATGACTGGTCGTTTGTAGACCACATTAAGGAACACGGAGCACCTTGCTTACGACTAGATACTACGGATCGTGACCGTGGTAATCCTGAATACACTCTACGTGTATTCGTAGCAGCCAATGAGCTATATATGGAAGTACAAACAAGTTGGGGTAGCCTTGACAGGTCGTATCATGTTCATGCACAATATGGTATTACGATGGATAATATTGACGAGCTTATGGACGAATTAATTGATTACTAGGAGGAGATAACATGCACAAGAGTAAACTGAATATCTCGGACACATTGCGATCCGAGATTAAACAACAAGAAACTACAACACGAAAACTAGCGTCTGACGTTGGGTTACACCAACCACAGATCAGTAAGGTACTAACAGGTACCAACTACCAAATTGATACGCTCATCAAAGTGCTAGACGGGTTAGGACTAGAGATACAATTAACTAAGAAGGGTGGAGAATAAAATGAAGAAGAAACTAATTGCAGGTTTGATGTCTATTATGGCAGTGATAGGTTTAGCAGGTTGTAGTACAGAAGCAGATGTAGTTTCAGAAAATTTATCTAAGTCAGCAGATTCGTTTGAGGTTCAACGAAGAGTAGTGTTCTTCAATGGTATAACGGATAAGTACCTTTTAAGTATTGAGGGACTATGCGCTTTAGATGCTGGTGACGGGAAAAAGATAACTGTAACTTGTAAGACTGGTGATGGTAAGTATAAGAAGCACTACCTTGGATTAAGTGACAATGTAAGTTACTTTATCGAACAAACAGACGCTAAGTACGAAGATGCGTACCATTACAAAGTACTGTTTAGACCTGAAGAGATTATTCCTGATATCAAGTTACAGACAAGCAACAAATAAACTACTTTTATAAGAAGGAGGAATTAGGATGAGTGGAGGAAGTTTCAATTACTTATGTTATAAACAAATACATGAACTGTTTGACGAGGAGAATTTAGTAGAGTTAGAGAATATGGCAACTAGTCTGATTGAGTTAGGTCATAAAGATGCGGCCCGAGAATTACTAAACATGAAATATACGATCGAGCAGTCTTTAGTACGTGTAGAGACTATGAAAGGTAGATTACATGATGTTATGCACGCAGTCGAGTGGCATGTTAGTGGAGATAGAAGTAAGGAAGCAGTCGCAGAAGCCGTAAAACAGTATAGAGGTGAATAAGATGGATTACACAAATAACTTCAGTAAATTGGTTAGGCACATCGAGAAAAAGTTGATGGATGGTTATGAGTCCATTGATATCTACGAAGAGTTAGAGAAAGAAGGAGACTGGGCACCCGATAGTCTCCACGATGCTTACTATATCGCTAAGAAAAATTTAGAGTAGATTTATGAATTTAAATAGTTACAGATGATACTTTATATTGTATAATAGAGGAGGAATACAAGTTAGAGAGGGGTTACAGTATGAATCCATTCGAGAATGGAGATTTAATTAAGATTTCAGCAAGTGATTTAACGTACCGTAAGCAGGGAGTTCTCTACGTAGAGAAACGTCCCTACTACATAGTAGAACTGATTAAGGAGCCTGACACGGCGCTGTATGCAGTTGTATACGCAGTAGAGCCAGGTACAGAGAAGAAGCCGAAGAAACGAGCTACACCCATTATCAACAACGCAAACCGATTCAGTGGAGAAACAAGATTGGGGCAGATTGCAAACATGATGTTCCCCGTAAAGAAGACCACAGGATGGAAAGAGAATCCACCACTATTCGTATCACCTGTACTTAGCGGCCGAGTGGCTACACTAACAGGAGTGAACGAAGACGGATTCTTTGAACGTACACCTGATAGATGGACTTCCGTTGCAGGTACGAAGAAGTTAGAGCATGGTAAACCGACAGGAGTATTCATTGGGCTATCGACAATTGAGTGGGATACAATTACACATATCCCTGTAGACTCACTTGTACAAGCTATGATCCGTAATAAGCAAACGAGTGAATTCTTCGATTTATCTTAATAGTTTACTAGGAGGGAAAGTTATGAACAGAGCAGAGCAATTAGCATTAGAGATTGAACGTAAGCAAAGGGAGTTAGCAAAACTACTGAAGGAAGAGGAAGATAGAAAGAAACCGATTCCTTTTGATCCTGAAGGTACATGGAAAGTAACTACTGAAGGTGACTGTGAAGGGCGCAGTACTAAGCAGCTAGGTACATATGAAGGGCATATCTTAGATGTAGTGCGCCAATTGGCAGGACAAGCTTACTACCAGTTAACGTTCGAACGTGTACAAGCTCAGAGAGCTACAAAGCTTACTAAAGGATCAAAACGATGTGTACAGTTCCATGTTACAGCAGGAGATAGAGAAACACGAGAGAAGTTACCTTCAGGAGATAGCAACGCACAGTTCAGAGCATTAGCGCAACATCTGAGAGATGGGGAGTCACTTAAAGAAGGTAATTACTATAACGCAGTAGAATTAACTTGGGAGGTAAAATAATATGAATAAAACAACAGACTTTGTGCTTAAATGGTTCCTACCAATATGTATAATCATTATCGGGTTATCAGGTGCAGGGCAGATAGTGTACGGTTCCGTGACTGTAGGTTTAATTCAAGTATTCACAGGGTTCTATGTCGCAACTATGATTACACCTATGAAAATGGAACGAATGGTTAAGCGTTATGCTATTTGGTTAGGGATACTAACTGTAGGTATGATTGTTTGTCTTATAACTTTACTATTCTTAGGGAACTACTTTGGAGCGCTCAGTACCGCATTAGTTACTATTGCAGGAGCTTTCAATATCTACGTTCTACATTTCAAACATGGTAAGGAGGAGCAGGAATGATTATACATAAACAGGAACTGAAAGAGACCATCAAGGTATTCCATAACAGTCGTGAAGAGATGCAGAAGAACTTAGTTAAGTTAAAGTTAGACGGTTGGTCAGGAAATACTCGTGTCAGTGTTGTAGGTTTGGTTTTAGTTCGACAAGAGTTAAGCAACATGGACATTGAGTGGTTAAACGAGAACCACCCTGATTTAACGATACATGAGCCTGAAACGGATAACTTCCTATATAGCCAACCGTACGTATTCTACACAGAACACGAGAAAATTATCAAGGAGGAACATAAAAATGTTAGATAAATTCGGAGGTATTTTTCAAATTACTGCTACTTTTCTTTTAGGATGCACAATCACATTTAATTTATGTGTAGGAGCACCTGTACTTGGATGGGTATACATTGTCTTTGTAGTCAGTTTCATTTGGATGCTAGTAGGTAATCCAACGTTCACAGAGAGGTTCCCATACTTTAAAAACTTACTGAAACGTAAGGGGGAATAAACTTGGGGAGATGGAAAGATAGAGTTTGGTTCCATAAGTCTAAGGAGACGACAGGTATTCGTTGCTGGTTACACTGGGGAGAAGCAGTATGGCACTACGAAGGATATACCTTTAAGAACGCAAACAAGTTAGGTATTAGTATGGACGTAGGTGGCGATGAAAATGATATCTCCCTCGGTGTCGGTATTAAAGGACTATTCACAATGTACTTTGGTGTTGACGGATTACTACCTCGTAAGTGGAAGTACAAACATCTACCTGATACTCGTAACTACGGTATTAGTGCGTTTGATGACTACATAAGCATCGAGTTCCACCGAGACGACTACGGTTATGGTAAAGGGTGGAGAGGGTTCCACAAGATGATTAACTGGAAAGACATCCTCTTTGGTAAAGCTAAGTACACAGAAGAAGAAATACATACAATGCGAGGGTACGTTAGAATGCCTGAAGGTGACTATGCGGCCACGATCCGAGCTTACAACGCCACATGGACTCGTAAACGCTTTGTAGACCCTATGACCATCACTCGTTACGAGATTACACCTGATACACCTATCCCTGAACCAGGTAAAGGGGAGAACGGTTGGGATCAAGAGGACGATGCTACATTCTGTACGACTATCAGAGCAGATAGTGTATCCGATGCACTATTCCGTATGGCACAAAGTATTATGCGTACACGGGAAAACAGAGAAGGTAAGAACTGGGTACCTGACGCAGGATTCTCGGACAAGCTAAACCAACCATTGTAAAAAGGAGAGAATGCTATAACAGGCATTCTCTTTTCGTTAGAGAGGGGATACATAATGAAACGATTTTATGAACAAGATATAAAAGACCTTATCCTAGAGAAGCAACATCTATTCGTGTCGAATACAGACTCATCTACAGTTGTATTCGAGAAAGGGATTGTAATTGGTTCTACGATTGCAGACTGTTTGATATTCTCACGAGAGAAAGGTATAATCGGTATAGAGATTAAAACAGAGAGGGATTCAACACGTAGGTTAAATAGTCAGTTAAAGAACTATAGTCTTGTATGTGATTGGGTTTATGTTATGTGCCATGATAACCATGTAGAGAAGGTGGAAGATATTCTAACTAAAAATGGTTATCATCATGTAGGTATCCTAGCATATACTGAGTTTAGAGGGGTAGCAATTCTAGGTGAGTATAGAACTCCTAAGCGATCCCCATACAAGAAAGTAAGTGTAGCGTATCAGATGCTATGGAAAGAAGAGATTAACAATATCCTCGGGAGCTTTAAAAGACAGGTGAAGACGTTAGAAGAGTTTGGAATGAAAGTGGATACAGCCGAGAGTAGGTCAGGAGGATTGAACGGTCTCTATGTACAGTCAAATGCTTCTAAGAAGTATCTAAAGAAGTCTGATATGATTAACATGATTATAGGAAGACTTGGTGAGACACAAGCAAATACATTGCTCTGTAACATCTTTATATCAGGTAAAATGCACCCCGATAAACAATTGTCCTTCCACCACTTCAAAAGAAAAGATATATGATACAATAGAGAGGAGAATAAACGTAAAGGGGAATTGTTATGGCAAAGAAAATTGAAGCGGTAGAACGAGTAGGTACAGTAGGGGTAAATAGTCACGGGTCACGGATGGTAGTAGTATGGTACGAGAACAGTAAGAAAGTTATCGTACAGTTTGAGCAAGGTAACGTTGTACAAACTAGTTGGCAGCTGTTCATCAAAGGATCAGTAAAGAATCCGTACGACAAAACACTTCTTGGTGTAGGATACATGGGGTTAGGCCGCTATAGCTCTAAGACGGAGGATGGAGAAGATAACCCCATCTATTACACTTGGCTTCGTATGATGAGACGTTGTTACGATGAGAATACACACAAAAGACAACCTGCGTATATTAACTGTATAGTTGATCCTGATTGGCACAACTTCCAAAACTTTGCAAAGTGGTACGAGGAAAACTATTATGAGGTTGACGGAGAGACTATGTGCCTTGACAAAGATATACGTATTAAAGGTAATAAAGTATACTCACCTGATACATGTATCTTTGCTCCGACTCTCATTAATAACCTGTTTATAACAAACGATAGTAGAAGAGGGGAGCTACCTGTAGGAGTCGTATACGATAAGAAACACGACAAATACATAGCGCAATATAGAACTCCTCAAGGTAAACATTGGATAGGAAGATTCAAAACGGCAGAAGAAGCTTTCCTTGCTTATAAAGAGTTTAAGGAAGTTTATATAAAGAAGGTTGCAGAGGAATATAAGGGTAAAATACCACATACACTCTACAATATAATGATGACGTACAAGATAGAGATGACTGACTAACTTTCCATCATTTTAGAAAAAAGTAAGAAAAAAGTGGAAATAGACTTCTAAAAGTATGTATGATATCATAAAGATAGGAGTATACTATAACTACAAAGTTATCGGATATACTCCTTTCCTCCTTACATCGGAGGTTGGAGTAGAGACAGGAGACAACTAAATCTAAGGAGGAATTTATAATGACAGTTAAACAGTTAAGCTTAGTAAAATATGCAGGTGAATATTTTTGCACATTGGCAGACTATACGGAAACAAGAAGCACAGAGGGTTACTCAGATAGCGCATCGGTAAAATCAGCAGTTAGAACATTCGTAGTGAAATCAGATGCAACAAAATATATCTCTTTTAGAGGGGAAGCACAATTAAAGAATATCATCCAAGAGAATAAAGATAACCCTCACTTCCACGAAGAAGACTTCCGAGGGACTAGAATGGGTATCATCGCTTGGGATATGTTAGAGCCTTTAAATAACCGTTTCAAAGAGAATAAAGAATATAAAAAAGCATTTGCTCAGTTCATGAAAGAAGCTAATGATTATATAGAAGGACAACAAAGTAAAGAATCTTCAGATGCTAATGAAACTAACGACCCTACAGAGAGTCGTGCTATAGTAATACGTACATTACGATCCGAGTTAAACCGAGTTGATAAAGAGATAGAAGTTCGTCAAATAAATAGAGAAAAGATTCTTCAGGCTATTAACGCATTGGAGAGTTTAGAAGTCGAATAAAAGTAAAAGATTATGGTATAATTGAATAGTTACAGAATAGGGTTGCATTTTATGGTGCAACCCTTTATTATATTACTTATAGTGGGAGTTAAAGGAGGGTTACAGTGGTAGCTAAAAAAGGATTGAAGGACGAGAAGGTTGGCGTTAAAGTAGTTAGTACAGAAGGTTATACAATGGAGTGCGTTGACTACAATTCGTATACTGATATCACCGTTCGATTTGAAGATGGTCACGAAGTTAAATCTACTTGGCATAACTTCACGAAAGGAAGTATCAAGAACGTATATCACAAGTCTGTATATGGTGTTGGTTACATAGGTGAAGGTGACTACTCTTCAAAAGGTTACAGGACTCCGAAGTTTCCTATGTATCGGTCTTGGATATCTATGATGCGAAGATGTTACAGTGATACAGATAATCCTAGAGATAGAGCATATAAACAATGTAGCGTTAACTCTATATGGCATAATTTTCAGAACTTCTGTCTATGGTATGAGTATAATTACTATGAGATAGAAGGAGAGACTATGTGTCTCGATAAAGATATACTGGTTAAAGGTAACAAAACATATGCACCGAAGACTGCTGTGTTTGTTCCTGAGTCAATTAACAAACTGTTCCTAACACGTAAGGACAAGAGAGGTCACTTACCTATAGGTGTGTACGAGAGACCAAATGGAAAGTTTGGAGCTTACCTGAGTAAGGGTGATAAGAGAGTACATCTAGGGTATTTCGGTATACCTCATGAAGCTTTCCTAGCCTACAAAGAAGCGAAGGAACAGCACATAAAGGAAGTAGCAGAAAAGTACAAGCACCATATTCCTATCAAGTTATATGACGCATTACTACGTTATGAGGTAGAGATGGATGACTAGAAAGAAGACAGGTAAACCGAACTCTGTAACCCGATCAATAGCTAGGGGTGCCGCTGCTCGGGGAGACGGAGTTAATGGTGTTCACGAAAACGGGAAAGATGCCTATAAGCGCTCTAGGCAAAGCACAAAAGGTAACTATCGTATAGCGTTCACCGAACTATTCGAGAAGGTTACAGAGCGTGATTTAAGCCTTAAACATACATATGCAAAAGATTTACTCTCTAACTACCTGAAAGTCCCTGTAGATATGATTACATTAAAGGTAAAGAGGAAGCCACAACAGACTCTAACCAGCGTAGACGAAGTATTCTATGTGAAAGTAGGATCGGATATCTACGGTAAAGTATCTATACGGGTTCAACGTGTATTAAGAGGTAACATGCTTATATTCGTCTTCCAAGAGAAGAAGGCTGCGCTTAAACCACCTACTAAGTCTTACAGCAGGAAGACTGGATTCAAGAAGAAAACATCCAGTCAAATAAGTCAGACGAAACGAAAGTCTTACCATTCACGACAAGGAGGAACAAATTAATGCAGATTCCAAACTTACCAACAAAACAAGGTTCACTAGAAATGTTACAAGGGCTGTTAAAGGATAAACGAAAGAGTGTATACGGTGTATTCTATACGAATGATTACTTCAGTCAACGTTACCTTTGCCGTAACCACGTATTAGCCGATGAGGTGAACATTGAAGACAAGACAGTTAAACTAAAGATTGCTACACGAGTAGAGCACGCAGGTCTATGGGAACTAGAGAATACGTTAGATGCTTTAGTTCATTTCGAAGCAGGAGACATTCCTGGATACGATTATACAGACGAGAACGCTACGATCCCTACAGTACCTGAACCGATATCTGTAGTAAAGAGTCTATTCAGTATCGACCTAGTATTGATTATGAAAGAACCGTCAATTACATACCAATCATTCGAAATTGCGGGAGCTAAATTCCTGTTAATGAATATCCATCTTGTACTAGAGGATAGCGAAGGAGACTTTGAACAACAAGTTACACTATTGTTCGGGGACTCAGGAAAGTTAAGCTTATTCTCTCACTTCTACGACAAGGAACTAGAGTATGAGGATATCCGTACGCTGCTACATCTAATCATGGATAAGAACATCACAGGTAAAGCTATCCTAGGTGTGCAGTCTATCAGTAAATCAGGAGCGATGTGTTCACTAAGTCCTGATAACGAGCAGATTAGTTCATGGGTGACAGCAGAAGACCAGTATACATTCGGTTCAGGTCTAAGCTTCATTAGTATCCCTTACATGACACTGAAGACATATAAGCTAAAGCTTGATTCAAGTATCACGATGGGGTACCATTTAGAACTAACAAA